ATCTACAGCATCCTCCAACGCTTGGACTTGATTGAGGGCAAGATTACTCCCGCCACAGTCAAGAAAGGCTTGAACGCACAACAGAAGTCAGTGCCACAGATGCCGGCCTTGTTCAAAATGCCCAAGCAAGGCGCTGTGCTGGGCGGCGATCCCAACAAAAAAGCATCACCTGCTGGCTACATGTTTGGCGATGATGTAGAAGTAGGACAAATGCCGCTAGCCGAGACTATAGCCGAAATTGAAGAAGACATGATTTCGAAGGTCAAGAAAGACCTAACACACTATCTGGATCAGTTGGCCGACAAAGTCAAAGTGGATCAAGACCTCAAAGACAAAGCAGTCAGAGACATCGAAGACAATGATCCTACAGATCCTGACACTCAAGAAGAAGATGTTGAAGTAGATGAGATGCGCCCAGGACAAGGCCAAATCTCGACCATTCCAGAACCCAAGACATCACCTGTCAAGACCATTCCACTTGAAGATGGTTCTGTGTTGGAAATACACGGCGACCAACGCAGAGGGTTTACTATTCACAATGGCGCTCGACGCATGCCATCCAGTTTTAAAGAATTAGATGAAGCCGAGATGGCAGTGAATCTATACCGTGCTAGACGTCCGGTTGTGATGCCTGACTCTAGTGCAGACTACGTGGAAGAAGCATAATGATACTGAACGAATTTTTTAACTTGCCCCAAGTGTTCGAAAAGGACATGGAAGAAGGCATGTTTGGTTCTCGACCAAGCCCAGTGCTTCCTATAGTTGCCAAAATTGATCGGGTGGCTAGAGAACTCAATCCACAGAACGTCGAGACTGGCAAGCAAATTATTCAAAGTCACACTAGAGATATCACACGCATGTTGAGTCCACAGAGCAAGGCCGGTGTTGATGTGATTGAGCAAGACATGGCGGAAGGCGATTTTACAATATCAGATGATCCGTCTGCAAATGCTAAGTTATTATTCCTTAAAACAATAAACGGAAACGAATATCGTTTAGTAAAACAAGGTAATGATGTATATAAGATTTACGTAAACAGAAGTACGAAAAACAAACAAGTATTCCCATCATTTGATCTTGCTAAAAAAGCACTACAACAATTATTATTAAATGCAGTCCATACACATGAGCAAGGTGTGGCGGAAGGCAAGGACGACTATGTGCCACCTAAAGAAGCCGACTATGGTGACAAATACCAGGCCATGGTCCGGCGTGTGGGCCAAAAGGCCAAAGCGCAAGAAAAAGCCAAACAGCAACAACCGAAAGCACCTGTGCGCGAAAGCCGTCTGGCGTTGTTGAAACAAATCATCCAATCATAAGAACACACCTACCTTAGGACCGTGTGGCCCGGCTGCTGGGCGTGGAAAGCAATTCGCTACTGTGATCCGCAAGTGAGCATTTTTCTTAGCCAAACTCATTGCTTTTGCAACCACATCAGTATATAATACATGATCAAGGAGAACTTATGAGCGATTATAACCGCACTTTTAACGGCGAAGCCAAGGCCAAACTCACACAACTGATCAACGAAGGCATGCAAGTGCTACACGAAGTTGACACCCTAAACGAAGGCCTCAATGACACCATCAAAGCCATTGCTGAAGAATTGGAAATCAAACCTGCCACACTGAAGAAAGCAATCAAGATTGCTCATAAAGCCAAACTGGGTGAGACCAATCGAGATCATGACGAACTCAATACCATCTTGGAAACTGTGGGCAAGACACTTTGACCATTCCTATAGTACCTGCTAGTCGACAGGTGCAAAAATTTGCGCCCAAAAATTTTGCAGGTAAGTTTTGCCTTCAACCATACAACACCATAGAAATTGGTCCCGATGGGTCAGTGCGTTTGTGTGGGTGCCAGGCCTGGATGCCCACATCAGTTGGAAATATCTTTCAGCAATCATTGGTGTCCATATTAAGTTCGCCGCTTGCAGTAGAAATTAGAAAATCAATAACTCATGGAACTTATGATTACTGCAACGAAAACACCTGTGGAGTAATTGTCAACAATCAACTGGCTGAAAGGCCAGGGCTGGCACCGGTTGATATTGAGTCGATTGACCATCCCGAACGATTTAAATGGCCAAAGGAAATTTTCTTATCAGGTGACAGAACTTGTAATTTAAGTTGTCCTAGTTGTAGAACATCTGTTTTAAAACTCAGTCCAGAACAAGTTGCAGAAAATCAACAGTTGGGTAAAATTTTAACAGACAACATGTTCACTACACCCACCGATGAATACATAACACTGCATCTAAGCACCAGTGGAGAGGTATTCGCTAGTCCGATGTTGTTGAACTTTTTGCAAAATATCAAAATAGAAAATTTTCCCAATTTAAAGGTATGGATTCAAACCAATGGATTGTTGTGCAAAAAGTTTTGGCACAAAATGGGCGATGTAGGTTCAATAATACAAAATGTAACTGTGACAGTAGATGCTGCCGAACCTGACACATATCATCATCTCCGGCGAGGTGGTGATTGGAATGACATACAAGATAACTTGGCTTGGTTAAAACAAAAGAAAGCAGAAACATCAATGACCTTACACACTCGTATGGTGGTTCAGCAACAAAATTACAAACAGATGAAATCTTTTTATGACATGAGCGTAAATTACGACGCTGATCAAATTGACTATTGTAGGATTACTGACTGGGGCACGTATGCACCAGGTGAGTTTGTAACACACGATGTATTTGCTCCTGCACATCCTGAATATCAATCAGCCCTGCAATTTAGACAGCAAGTGGCCGACCTACCACGTGCCTGGTTTGCAGGAGGAATGTGATATGAAACAAACATTTAGCGAATGGCGCAGTTCAGTTGCGGATTATGTTCGCGCTGACTTCAACGAATATCCTTTTCGCTTCTGCTTGGAGATGTTGGGCTGGGTAATATCCATTGGCTGTAGTTTAACCTATGCCATTACAGTGCCCAATTTGCCATTCATACCGCTGTATGCGGCATTCATTACAGGATGTCTAATCATGGCCTGGTGTGCTTACACGCGAGGTAGTTTTGGTATACTGGGCAACTACTTGATACTAAGTATTATTGACAGCGCAGGGCTGATAAAATTGCTGATACAAGGCAATTGAGAATCGTTCACTTTACGAACATGAATCATGGCCAACCAGCCACAAATGGAGACAGATGAGTTATATCGACGCACTATTTGATCGTGAGCACGATCGTATTCACATTGTAGAACGCTGTAATGGCGAGCGAGTATATAGAGAGTATCCTGCTAACTATATTTTTTACTATGATGATCCTAGAGGCAAGTTCCAAAGTATCTATGGCACACCCGTATCAAGATTTTCGACACGCAATAACAAAGAGTTCCGCAAGGAAGTCCGCGTTCATAGCCATAAGCCGCTTTACGAAAGTGACATCAATCCAATCTTTAGATGCCTTGAAGAAAACTACAAAGACCAAGATGCGCCTGAACTTCACACAGCGTTTTTTGACATTGAGGTGGCGTTTGATAAAGATCGCGGCTTCTCACCGGTATCAGACCCTTTTAATCCCATTACTGCAATTTCAGTCTACCTAGACTGGCTAGATCAATTAGTTACACTGGCAGTGCCGCCCAAGAGCATGACCTGGGCCACTGCACAGGATCTTGTGGCTGACTTTGAGAACACCATCATGTTTCATGATGAAGCAGACATGATCAAAACCTTTTTGGACTTGATCGAAGATGCAGATATCTTAACAGGTTGGAATTCAGAAGGCTATGATATTCCTTACACCATTAACAGAGCCACGCGAGTGTTATCCAAAGATGACACACGTCGTTTTTGTTTGTGGAATCAACTGCCCAAGAAGCGTATGTTTGAACGCTTTGGTGCCGAAAACGAAACCTATGACTTGATTGGTCGGGTGCATATGGACTATATGCAACTGTATCGCAAGTATACCTATGAAGAACGTCACTCATACTCACTAGATGCCATCTCAGAATACGAACTGGGCGAACGCAAGACACAGTTTGAAGGCACACTGGATAGTTTATACAACCAACACTTCCGGACGTTTATCGAGTATAATCGTCAAGATACTATGCTTATCGCCAAGATGGACAAGAAGTTACGCTTCTTGGAATTGGCTAATGAATTGGCTCACGCCAATACCGTGCTACTGCAAACTACAATGGGTGCGGTGGCTGTAACTGAACAGGCAATTATCAATGAAGCACATGAACGTGGAATGGTTGTGCCCAACCGAAAACAAAGACTCACAGACGAAGACACACAGGCGGCAGGTGCCTATGTTGCTTATCCCAAGAAAGGTGTCCACGAATGGATTGGATCAGTTGACATCAACAGTCTCTATCCCTCGGCTATTCGTGCGCTCAACATGGGGCCAGAAACCATTATAGGACAACTGCGTCCTGTGATGACTGACCACTTGATCAAAGCCAACATGGCCAAAGGTCAAAGTTTTGCAGCCGCTTGGGAAGGTATATTTGCCAGTTTAGAATATACCGCAGTCCTGGAACAACAGCGTGGCACAGAGATCACCATAGACTGGCAGTCAGGAGAAGAGACTGTACATTCAGGTGCTGAGATATGGCACATGATGTTTGACTCAAACCAACCTTGGATACTCAGTGCCAACGGAACTATCTTTACCTATGAAAAGAAAGGTATCATTCCTGGCTTGCTAGAACGTTGGTATAGTGAACGTAAAGACTTACAGGCGCGAAAGAAGGACGCAAAAGATGCTAAAGAAATTGCTTTCTGGGACAAGCGACAACTGGTTAAAAAGATTAACCTCAACAGTTTATACGGGGCTATTCTTAACCCGGGTTGTAGGTTCTTTGACAAACGTATTGGACAGTCAACGACACTTACTGGTCGTTCAATTGCCAGGCACATGGACGCTCATCTTAATGAGTGTATCACAGGCGAATACGACCATGTGGGAAAGGCAGTTATATATGGTGACACAGACTCGTGTTATTTCTCCGCATGGCCGGTCCTCAAGAAAGAAGTCGAGGAAGGTAGGATGGCATGGTCGAAAGAAACTTGTATTCAACTGTATGACAGCCTTGCTGAACAAGTCAACTCAAGTTTCCCGGGCTTCATGGAACAGGCGTTTCATTGTCCCCGAGACATGGGTGAATTGATCCGGTGTGGTCGTGAAACAGTAGCAGACCGTGGCTTGTTTATCACCAAGAAACGCTATGCTGTTAATGCCATTGACATTGAAGGCAAGCGTCTGGACGTAGAAGGCAAGATTGGTAAAACCAAAGCCACAGGACTTGACCTAAAACGTTCAGACACACCCAAAGTAATTCAAGAGTTCTTGCTAGAAATTCTAAATAAACTACTGTCTGGTGCAGGCAAGGATGAGATTGTAGAACGTATTCGTGAGTTCAAATATGAGTTTATGGAACGCCCAGGTTGGGAAAAAGGTAGTCCCAAGCGTGTGAACAACTTGACCAAGTATGCGGCAGAAGAAGCACGGTTAGGCAAAGCCAATATGCCTGGACATGTGCGAGCCGCAATGAACTGGAACCAAATGCGTCGGATGAATGGAGACAACTACTCAATGCAGATCGTGGATGGTATGAAAACCATTGTGTGTAAACTCAAGTCAAACGCCCTAGGCTGGACAAGTATTGGCTACCCCACAGATGAGCAACGCTTGCCCACTTGGTTTACTGAATTGCCATTTGATGATGGCCTTATGGAAGCAACGGTTGTGGATCAAAAGGTTGACAACTTGTTGGGTGTATTGGATTGGGAATTAGCGTCAGCAACTAATACAGAAAATACATTTACTAATTTGTTTGAATTTGAATGAAACTCAGCGATATAGTCAGTTATAAGAATTTACTAGATACTCTTAGCAGTAGGCCCGAGGCTGAAGAATTGCATCACAAAATAACTGG